CTTGGCTTCAGTCTTATCTCGGCGCTTATTGTCTGGGCGGCAGTGGCTCGTATTCTATCCGCGTTGTGAGGGGTTGAAATGGCAGGCGCACTCGACAGTCTGTTCAAGAGCGTTGCCAAGTCGGTTGTTGCTGACCTGGGTAAGTCGTTTGACCACACGATTACGTACACCCGCAAGACATCTCCGACGTACAACACCAGCACTGGAGCGTTGACGACGACGGATACAAGTTATTCAATCCAGGTGCCGCTTGAGTTTGTGCGTTCAGAAGAAGAGACCGAGGCTGAGAAGCGGATAGCCAAGCTGTATGTGACACCTGATCTAATTGGCGATAACCAGCCAACGTTTGAGGACACGATCTCGCTTACCTATGCAGGGTCTAGCCGTGTTGCTCAGATCACAGACATTCGCACTTACAAGGGCGGTCAAGAGTATCTGTTTATTGTGGAGGTAGTGTTCTAATGGCCAAATTTGCTTCTACAAATTTAGACGATTTTGATAATGACTACGAAGCCTATTTTGCTAAAGCTTTTAATAACTTGATTCAAACTGCTGTGGCTGGGCTTTCGACCCCTACTCACAGCCCTGTCTATACAGGACTCTTTGCGTCTAGCTGGAAAGCCAGGCAAAACAGGCCAATTGAGCGTGAATCAAGAAAAGATAGCGATCGCTTTAGGCGAGAAAGGGAACCTTGGAAAACGGCCTACCGCACAAAAACCACAAACAGTGCAGGTAAGGAAACTGAGTGGGGGCCAATGCCTCAAGGAGACATGAGTTTAATTAAGAGAAGGTTTAAGGTGCCTGATTTTAACTATAAAAAAGGCCCTGTTTATATTGGAAACCAAGTCGCTTATGCACAATACGCATTAGAGGATGGACGACCTCTGGCTTTTATACAAGACATGAAAAAAATTGTTGACGACGCTTTTCAAGAGAAACTTCGCTTGGGCCGCATTTATGCAGGCGTGTCATTTGCTCCACAAGTTCAAATGGGCGGCAAGCTGGCTGCTGATTATCAAGGTAATCCTATCTTGGAGGGATCTAACTGATGACACTCGTAAATGCCCGAGCTGCTTTTGAAAAGGCTGTAACCGACGCGGTGGCAGCAGCAGACGCCACGGTGTCTATGGTTTACGACAATGTTCGTTTTACAACTCCAAGTAAAACCAAAAAATACGTTTCGATGAGAGTGACGTTTAACCAGTCAACGCTTCAAAATCAAGGCGCAGCATCCGATTACTACAGCGGAGTCGTGCAGTGCAATGTGTACGTCCCAAAGTCCGCTGGAACGTCAGTGCTTTCTACCATAAGCGAGTCAGTGATTGACGGTCTTACATCAGTTAACGCAAGTAATTATGTTGATACCTTTAGCGTGTCTCCAAGAGTTTTAGACGTTACTGGCCCAGTGCCTGTTGAGTTAGAGGATCGTCCTCATTTCCTAGGAATCATCTCTTGCCAATTTACGGCAGTTGTATAGTATATTAGTTGAAACGACATTGTTTTATGCGTGCCACCGAGCTGCTTCGCAACAGGTTTGGCGTTAGCCAGCTTTACAAGCATGAAGTGAAAGATGGCGACGAGGTGGTGCTTGAGATCTATTGGCACCCTTTGACGATTGCTGAGCGCGAGTCAATCCAGAAAAAAATTGGAACTGATGATGCCAACGATTTTGCGTTGGGCATGATGGTCGAAAAAGCTTTGGATGCTGATGGCAAGCGTCTGTTTCAAGACGGCGAAAAAGCTGCTTTGAGGAATGCTGTAGAAGCCAGTGTGCTGCAAGAAATTCAGTTAGCAATGCTGGCTTCTGGAGCGTCCAACAAGGTGGAGGATGCCAAGGCAGACTTGAAAAGCAAATAACGACTGGTTTTTCATTTACTTTCTTGCGAAAGAGCTGGGCATGACGGTTGCTCAGCTCTCGCGTGACTTAACGCAAGAGGAGTTGATCGGCTGGGCTGCGTTTTTCGAGCTAAAAAACGAGCGAGAGGAGAAAGCTAGGGATCAGGCCAAAATGCGCCAAGGAGCGCAAAGCGTTGGCAGGAGGTAAAGTAGGTCAATAGGTCTTTGGTTTGGGCTTGTGGCTGACTACGGCGTAAACATCGCGGTTGCGGTCAAAAACACTCAAGCCATTACCAAGCTTTCAAGAGATACAGACCTGCTTGGTCAAAAAATTAAAAATGTAAACGACGCTCTTGAAAAATTTGGCAATTTAAACGGAAAAACTGTTGTTAATTCCGTCGCTAGTTTTAATAAAGAGTTAGCAAAGGCGGCAGAAAATTTTAATAATGTTCGTTTAGGAAGTGACAGAGCCGCTGATGCAGCAAGAAATTTTGCGCGAGCCCAAGATTTAGCAAATGAAGCTCTTCGAGAGCAAGCAGCGTTGTTAGCTGAAGTTCGCAATCAAGGTCGATCAGGCACGTTGCGTGGTGGAACGCAATATGGTGGACCAATTGGGCCTGGACCTGCTTCTCCCACTGCTCTCAGCTCGCCGCTGCCGCCCAGCGTTCCAGTAGTACTTAAGTCGCCAATGCGACCGCAGTCTTTGCTCCCGCAAATGGGAATGACTGCTCAGGCTGGCAAAATCGCTAGTGACATGGAGGATGTGTATGCCTCTATTTTGCGTTTAACAGAAAAAGCAAATCAAGAGGAAGCAGAAAAGCTGCAGACTCTTCGTAAAGGAACTGAAGAAGTCGAAAAATTAGCTCAAAAATACAGAACAGTTACTAATACAAATAAAACTCAAAAGCAAATTCAACTAGAAATACGCAGAAACATCCTTGAAACCAAACAGGCAGCAGCGGAAGAGGCAAGGATTGCTTCTAGAGACTATTTGGACCGTTTAAGCAGTATTGAAGGGATTGGTAAAAAACGTAGGGATCAAATGATTCTTGCAAACAGGGAATTAGCCACTGAGGCAAAGATCAATGAAATTCTAAAAAAACGAGAAGAGCGGGCAGCAACGGCTGACAAAAAAAAGAGAGCATCTGGTAGTGCGTTAATTGGTGGCGCGTTTCCGTTGCTATTTGGCCAAGGGCTAGGAGCTTCTGTAGGCGGTGCTGCAGGCGGCTTTGCTGGTGGAATGATTGGGGGCGAGTTTGGATTTGGACTGTCCTTGGTCGGTACAGCAATCGGTCAAGCTTTTGATGACGCGCAAAGGCGAGTCAAAGAGATGGGCAATGCGTTGCGTACTCTGGATTTAAGCAAGCTAGAAGAGTCGGCTATACGTGTATCTGAAGAACTTAAGTTTCAGGTTGAAAAACTCAAGGAAGCAGGAAATTTTGCACGGGCCAGGGCTTTGCTTGAAGAAACTGTTGCACAGCAAACAGGCAGTACAGCAACAGTAATTAAAGACATCGCTAACTCAGGAAATCTTCTTAAGGCTGCTTTTGATGAAGTAGTTGCTTCAGGCAGCGTGTTGCTTGGCGCGGTTGCAGCGCCTTTTTCTGCCGCTTTGGCTGGCATTTTAAAGTTGGTAGCTGAAATATTTAAAGTTATCAATGGAGGAATTGCCGTTATCGGCGGCCTGCTTAGGGAAGTTGAAAAAATAATTGATCCAGGGCGAAACATTCAAAAAGCTATTGAATCTATTGCTCCTGCCGTGACAGAAGCAACGGCAGAAATGAAAAAGTTTGCAGAAGAGTTGCGACGCTCTCTTGCTCTTGCCCAGCAAACAGCTGACTTAGATCTAGCAGCAGCAAGAATTGGTCCTAGCGATTCTGCAGAAAGTCAACTGGCTAGAAACCGTGTTGAGTATCAACGTCAGCTAAGCAGCATCCAGCAGGATATAAATAGCAGGTTAAAAGAAGCCGCAAAACTTACAGGACAGGCACGCATTGATGCGCTTGGAGAAATCAAACTGTTAGAGGCTAAAAACAAACGGGCAGCTGAGCTTAGCTTTATTGGTAATAAGGTAAGAATTCAACTTCAAGAACGGCTTCGTCTTCAGCAAGAGCTTTTAGATGTAGACAGGCGTAGATCAGAGGCTGCGCAAGCGCGTTTGCAGCGCATAAACCAAGAACTTGCTGCGCTTCGGAAACGGCAGCAGATCGAACAAGAAGTGTTAAATCTACCGATTGCGGCACCAACACCCTTTACAGGCCCAACGCCTGAAATGATCAAACAGCAAAAGATAGACCTTATAAACAGAAACAAGCTTAACCAGCTGGATGATCTGCGCGCTCAAAATTTGGCTGAAGAGGTGCGAAAAGACAAAGAGGCGACTATTGAAGCTCAAGCACAATTAGACATCGGACGCATAAATTTAGACTTTGCGAACAAAAGGCGTCAGGCTCAAGAGGGTTTACTTCTTGCTGCACAAAATGAAATAGAACTTATAGACGCCAGGATGGCAGGCAAAGAAGCAGAAGTTCTTATAGATCAACAGATAAGAGACATACAAAGAACTGTAGGAGAACTAGACGCTACAGAGATAGCTAATTTAAAAGAAAAACTATCTTTGCTTGAGCAAAGGAAACAGCTTGAGAAGCAGTTTAACCTTGAACAACAGGCTCGGCTTGCTGGTGCGGGTTTACAAGCTGGATTTATAGGCAAAGCTGGGCAAGCTTTTGAGAGCACTTTGCTTGAGGGCGGCTCAGTAGAAGAAGCTCAAAAAATTGCTCAATTAACCGAGGAAATGGTTCTTGCTCAAACGGAAGCAGCAGCGTTGGAACAAGCCGTTCTTGGTATTGGCAATGCTTTTGCAACCACAATGACAACTGGAGTGCAGGAGTTGGTTGCAGGAACAAAGAGCGCAGAGGAAGTGTTTGCTGATTTCCTTAGAAACGTTGCAAACATGTTGATGCAAGCAGCGCAACAAATAATTGCGACGTACATCGCGATTGGCATTGCCAAGATATTTGCTGGCATGGGGGGAGGAAGTGGAGACAGCCTCAATATCGAAGGAGTTCAGGAGTATGTAACTACACCTTTTAACGCTGGCGATTTTACGAATGCGTTTACCCCAAAGGCACTTGGCGGGGCTGTTGGAGCGGGGCAGCCTTACCTCGTTGGCGAAAAAGGCCCTGAGCTGTTCGTCCCTGGAGCGCAAGGCAACATCGTTCCAAACAGCGGAATGGGAGGCTCTAACATCGTGGTGAACGTTGACGCCTCAGGCTCTAGCGTGGAAGGCGATGCACAGCAGTCCAAAGCCCTTGGCCAAGCGATTGGCGCTGCCGTTCAAGCCGAGATCGTCAAACAAAAAATGCCTGGAGGTCTTCTCAACTAATGGCTACTTTCCCCGCAATCACGCCGACCTACGGTCTTCAAAAGAACAGCGCCCCAAACGTAAGGATCGCCCAGTTCGGATCAGGCTATAGCCAGCGCAGCACGTTTGGCATCAATCAAAACCCCAAGTCTTACAGCCTGACGTTTCAGGTTTCTGAGACGGATGCGGACACGATCGAAACGTTCTTAGATGCCCGCGGTGGAACGGAACATTTTGACTTCACGCCACCCGGCGAAGCCAGCAGCGGCAAGTACATCTGTCGCAACTGGAGCAAGTCGATTCCATATTTAAACCGTGCCACAATTCAGGCAACGTTCGAGCAGGTGTTTGAGCCATGACTTCATCAATTCCTAGCACTCCCAATAAAGTCGAACGGGAGCTACATTCCCTTGAACCATCAGCAATTATTGAGCTGTTTGAGCTGCACCTAACTGCTGCTGTAAATGGCGTGGATCTGA